CCTCTGAATTACTTGATAAACTACCTGAAAAGAATTTAAATGATTGATTTCTATTTATGTCATTAAAAACATATTCTCTGACTGAACATGGAATTGTTTGTATACGACCATCATATAGATAGAAGTTTTCTTGACCCATCCAAAGAACAATATCATTGACTGAAATTGCTGTGTTTGGACCCGCAATCCGAACATTTGTACCAATTAGTGCAGTTCCAAAAGTAAATGGAGCGCCAACAAATTGAACGCTGTGCAGGCTATTTTCTGTAAAAACAAGAAACTGTCTGGTAGTTCTGATAGCTGTTACTATCTCTGAACCTTGCGATAATCTTATATCGCCTGCTGTGTTCGTAGCTGTCGGTGTCCAATCTGTTACACTTTCTTGGCTAGACCATCTAATTAACAACGGATCGAATGTTGAGCTACCAAGCGGATTTGACCCAAAACACAATACATGCCTGTCAACATCAGAAACCATAACCTTACGAACGATGGTAGGAACGTTTGAGGCACCTCCAACAGTAGCAAGCTCAACCATTCTGGTATCTTTACCGTTTGTCGCGTCCCAATAATAAAGACTGCCATCTACTAAATTAGCAATTAGATCTTCACCCCAAGAGTCAGACATCCACAGTCTTAGGTTTTGTCCTGCTAATGATCCAGCGCCTGAACTCCAAGTAAAGCGACCCCATGTACCTGCGCCCCAACCATTACCAAGAACTGTAGTATTTAAACCAACATCTATTTCCATAGCTGCGGTAACAGAGCCACCGCCACCTGCTGTAGATCCAGAAGAAGCTGATCCTCCTGTATCTACTGTAAAAGTATTAGAAGTTGGAACAGTTAGTATTTCAAAGTTCTGATTAAGTTGATCTGTTGTGAGGCCGTCTACAGCCGTGGCCCCTGAAATGGTAACATATCCTCCTACTTTAGAACCATGCGAGTTAGCTGTTACGGTAATAATACCTGACCCTGCAGTTCCTGTAGTAATAGGATCTGTTCCACAAGTAATCGTAGTTCTTATAGGAGTTATGTCGTAGTAAGTGCCGCCATCTTCGAGGTATGCTTTTTCGTGCGTACCCATGAAAAGAAAGTTTTCTGAAGCAAGCGTAACAAAGTTAAGCATGTTACGACAGCTACCTTCAAACGTAGTTGTAGCTACTTTTTGCCAACCACCAATACGCTCCACATAGCCAGACTTAAAACGGATCTTATCTCCGTCAAACCAACCACCTTCGTTAGAATAGTTGGTGCCTTCTCGGTTTATTCCCGGCTTGAACTGGAGCTTGCTTAGTGGCATGTAACATTACTCCGCTGCTTGGATCTCGTTGCCGTCTTCTTTTGCCCACTCAAGGATGGCTTGGTAGTGCGCGTTATCAGGCTCAATAGGCACAGACCAAGTTTGCTCACCAATAACTGCTTTGATAGATCCGTTTTGTTTTGTTCCATCATATAATGTAACAGAAATATATTGTGCTGATTTAATGTCCATTTTATAACTCCGCACTAAATTGAAGCCTAGCCGTGGCATCATTGTTAGCTTCAACCCGGTAAGCTCTAAACTGCGTCATGCCTGAAGCCCCTGAAAGAGTAATAGTTGCACGTTTTGTACCAGATTGATTGGTAGATAAGGCTATCCCTGTAAAGGTGTGACCAACTACTCCGTTACCAATATGAACATTTCCTACTTGAGTTACACTAGGAATGGTTCTCATAGTAACGGGAAATTCTAATAAAGTTTCAACACCTGTACTTGCTGTAGCACTACCATAGGCGAAAGCTTGATACACATGAGAACTACCATCGCCACATGAATAAAAGTACCTTAAACACCTCTGCAACTCATCTCCAAAGCTTCGATGCTCAAAATCCGTGGCGGTGTCGCCTATTTCTAGCTGAAGCCCTGTTACATTAAAAGTATGACTTGTAGCCGTGCCAAACTTAGTTGAAGTGCTAGAAACATAAGTGCTTTGATTGTTACTTCTTGTATCCCAATTATTTAAAGTAGCAGAGCCACCTGTGTAGTCACTGCCTCCACCTAAAAATAAATCAAGACTTAAACCTAAATTTGCATCGTTATTAAAGCCAGCCGCTGTATCTCCATTATACGTTAGTGTTACTAACTGCCAAGTATCAGCAGAACTAATTGTAAATTTTTGCACGTTAGATCTTTGTGAATCGTGATTTACAAGAGCAAGACCAAAGGTGTCTGCATAAGAACACTTGACATAAAATTGAACAGTTAATTTTTTTGCAGAGCTAGTGCCGTGTTCAAACTTCATACAATCTTGAGACTCTAAAGAAGAAAGCCTTAAATGAGTTACATCTGCTGCTGTGCCATATGTATCAGATGAAGTACAAGCTACATCAAAACTTTTATCAAAACCAGAACCAGAAGGAGCATCTGCTGCTTGGGAAAGGGTATATGTTCCAGAATTTGAACATACAATAGCGCAACGGTCTGGCCCACCAAAACCACTTCCTGTTATTCCAGTAACGGTGCCTCTTTGACTAACTTGCATCGCCCCATTTATTGTAAGGTTCCTGTTTCCATACTGGTTAACGTTGAGGCCAGCTTCGTTGATTCTTGATACTGCCATTATCCTGCCTCCAGTGCTGCTACTTTGGTTTCGAGTGTTTCAATCTTGGCTATCGCCTCTTGCAGTGCAGCCGTTAGCAATGGCACAAGTTTAGATTGGTCAATGCCTTGCATGACTGGAATTGTATTTCCATCATCATCTAACTTATTGTCACCAACAGAAACACCGTCAGGTAACTCTTCACCTTCTGTCCAAACTTCAACCTCGTCTTTTGTGCCTGTTATGGCTTCTGGTACAACCGTTGAAGCTTCATGTGCTAAAAAACCATCTACTGTGGTATCTGCATCTACAATAAAGTTGAAGCGTTTAGGTGCTAGTTGTTTAACTCTTGTGATACCATCTGTTATATCTGTTACGTTTTCTTTGAGGCGGTAGTCTGATGATGTGTTATAGGATGTCGATGAACCGTTTGTTGATATACTCCCATCTGTAGCACCTGCCGATCTAAAATACATTAAATCACCGCCACCTGAGTTAGTGGTTTCTATTGTAATTAAACCTTGATTTGAGTATTGACCATGTAAAGTTATACCATCTGCGCCAGTAGTAGTCCCCACCAACACGTTACCGATGGCATCTATACGCATCCTCTCATCTAAATCATCAAGGTCTGAAGTTGCCGTTGGGTGCGTATAAAACTTTAATTGTGTTCCCCAGTTTGTATTGCTTTCTCTAGCAAAACCAATAGCAGATGCTATTTGTCCTACTGCACCACCAGTGCCTCCACCCATTAAAAATATTGTTGAATCTGTACTAGACCAATTAGTATCATCAAAAAGTTTAAAAATAGCGTTTTTGCCTATAGTAGCTCCGTCTGTATCCCCTGATACTACTGTTCCAGTTAAACCAACAGCAACTTTGTTTTTAGAGGTATTATCTGAATCTGCAAAAAGACCAACACTTTCATTTCCTGCATCAACCAACAAAGCGTTTGCGTCGCCATCAGACTCAACACGAAAATCTAGATCTTGGCTATCTTCATTAATTACCACCTCAGTTGGCTGAATTGTAATTCTTTCTCTTTCAGTTCCTGCTGTTATTGTTTTAAAACTTAATCTAACATCTTCCGTTCCATCTGAAGCGTCTTGGAGTTTAGCAGCAATAAGTCCATATTGTATTTTTTCATCTGCATCGTTTTCTCCATGAAACTCTATTTCACCTAAAACATCATCATCAGCAGGACTTGATGAGTTACGATACAACTCTAAAACAGGACCACTGTTTGCATCCGCATCTGTAGACTCTAAGGTAAGCTGAGTAGTATTGTCCGCTGTTGTAATCGTAATACCATCATTAAAAGTCCCACCATCAGCCTTTGAAACGGTGTCCGCGATTGTCGCTATGTCATACGCAACCACTTCTAAAGTGTCATTTAACGAAGCAGCTTGTGTTAAAACCACACTGGTTTTTGTACTGGCGGTGTAATCGGTTCCCGGCACAAGGCACACGCCATTTAAATAGACGTCTATGTAATCAGAATCTGCGTACTTCAGCGTTTTGCTGTTATCGTCCGCCCCTGAGAACGTGGTCTGGGAGGCAGTCGCTGTATATATAAAACGGCTTCTTACACCCGTTCCCGGTTGATTACCTATATATGGCATTAATCAGCCTCCTGTATTGTGTTTCCTTCAGCTACCCATTCTTGGATTGCTTGATAGTGGCGGTTGCCGGGGTCTATAGGTACATAAGTTTCAAAGCCATCTATTGTAGCTTTTATAGACTCGTTGTTCCCTTCTTTATCAACAATATATTGTGCATTACTTATATTCATATCTATAACTCCGCATCAGCAGTTCCGTCACGCGAGGCATAAAAATAACCGTTACTTGGAACATTCAAATTCATAAGATAAGCAAAAAAATTGGTGGAGTTGAGATTAAATAGAGTCATACTGTTTAAACTAGAATTAGATCCAGCCGAATTAACAACAGTCATAGTAGGAGATGCTCTCATTGGTGTAGTAAAATTACTAATAGGAGAACCTACATTTCCAGTGCTACCAAGATCATATTCAGCGTACGATCTCCACGGCTGAAAATACCTCTGGCACCTAGTCAATTCATCAGCATAACTTCTATGCTCAAAGGGCGTGGCTTCTGTGCCAAGTTCAATCTGAACTCCTGCAATAGAAATATTCCCAGCAGGAGTAGCACTACTGTTTGCATTGTTTCTTGACCTTATTTGAATTGCTAATTGATTGCAGTTGTTTGCTGGAACAACACCAATAGTATAAGTTTTAGAAAATCTCTGCCAAGACGTTGATAACAAATTATTATCTGTATTGTCAAAATCAATAGACACTTGTCCAGATGAAGATTGTACTGCTGTTCTAAAAAACAAAGCGTTCCAAAGTCTGTCTCCTGCTGTACTGGATTTAGCGTAATAACTTACAGTTATTGTTTGTCCATTTGTAAACACACCAGCTTCATTTGCTGCTGGCAGTTCTATTCCCTGCCCTACGTTATACTCATCTGCTGGTGTTCCAGTAGTCGTTAAAGAATAGGTAAAACCATCAGGAGCATCGGTGCTTTGTGCAAAAGTAAAACCAGTGCCTGAAGTATAATGATACCATCTGTCTGCACTACCATATCCATGTGTTGTTGACGAGGTGCCTCTCTGCCAACATTGAAAAGCTCCATTGATAATCAAATTACGGTTCGACAAGGCACCGCTATCGTAAACCGCACCTAGTTCAGCTAGTTCTCGTGCCTTGCTCATTGTCTACTCCTACCCTAACGCTTCAGCCGCATCTCTTTCGGCTCTTGTTTGATAATCTTCTCTGGCTGTTACCAGCGTAACAAAATCCGTCTTGTTGCTTGGAATAGGGTCAGTAAAACTTTCATCATTCATAAGTTTTGTAGTCCACTCAGATTGCATACGCTTCCAAGAATTGTTTACTTTTCCTGACACAGCAGCTTGACACCAATCGTTAATACTCACCAAATCGTTGAGTAACACTTTTTCGTCAGTGTCATTTATTGTTATTGTTATTGTTACAGCCATTTTATATCTCCTTTATGATAAGGTTTTTTCACCCATAGCTATGCAAGTAAACAGGCACTGAAAGTGCAAGTTGTTGTGTTAAGATCAGTTTGTGCCGATCCACCTGCTTGATATATTGCTGCGTAAAGAGTATCACTAGCGTCCATGTCGGTTATAACAATCACATCTAAAACTCCATAAGCTGGATCGCTAGAATAACCGCCCCAATCTTTTGTAGAATAATGTATTCTATTTGAAGTAACTAAACGTAATTGATAATAATCAGCAGCAGTATCAACAGCCTCCATCAATATATGACAAGTAATTAAATACCTACCAGTTACAGGCGCAGTAAAAGTGCTAGTTGAAGTATTGTAATCTGAGTTTTGATCAAATATTTCAGAATTAAAATCAACAGTAACTAAAGTGCTAGTTGCTATATTATTTTGTGCCGCATTTTTTTGAGCTAAAAAAGCAGGTTGCTTTGGTTTGTTTATAATACCATCGCTATCAATGCTTAAAAATGTATCTGATCCATCTTCAAAAATTATACTGCCGCCAGAGTTTTTCAGTATCCTAGTTTTATTCGTATTATCTGAAGCTCTAGACATTAACGTTAATGATGCCACAGCATTTGCAGTATCATCTGTTTGAATAGTAATACCTGTGCTAGTGTCAGTATCCTTACCTAAAATATGTAAATCATTGCTTGGAGCAGCATTATTAATTCCTAAACTAGCGGTAAAATTAGTGGTATTATTAATAGTCGTAGGCGGTGCAACAGTCGCGGCTGGTGGGCCTAGATGCACAACATAGATATTGTTTGTGCCTGTTGGAGGTGCCGAAGTAAAAGACAAAGTGGTGCCACTACATGTGTACGCAACTCCGGGGTCTTGAACAACATTCTCTACAACCACACGAAGAGCGTTATTGTTTCCAGCCTTTGATAGCGTAAAGTCGGTAGTAGAAGCATCACCACTAAAAGTATCCTTAGTGGTGCTTGTAAACGCTGTAGCTGGTTCGTTACCTAAATATGGCATCTATAGCTCCTACGATGATGTGTCTATTTCAAGAATACTCAGGATCGCATCGACTGACGATGCCGTATCCGACACAACTTTAATTTGATCGTTATGTTCCATAACAACCTTCTGATCCCCACCAATCGGAATCAACGTACCACCGCTTGGTATCGGTGCGTCCTTAATAATATGGATTGTATCACCAGCTTGTGTGTTTAACGTAACGCTTACAGTAACCTGAGAAGCTGTAACGTTTGCCAAAGCCAAACCAATCGCTGTGGTCTGAACATCTAACAAAACCTGATAACCACCAACCGCCGTAGCCGTGGTGCCTATGCTTGTTGAGAACTTTCGTTTGAAGGTATTTGTTGCCATCTAACTATCCTAACGCAATTGATAAAGCGACAGCAGTACCCGCCGCGTCTACATTTAAACCAGTCTGAGCTTTGCCCTGTGCAGTAGCATCTGCCATGCTCAAGTCTGTCAATCCTGTCGCTACACCACCTGTGATCTCAGGGTTTGACATCGCCAGAGTGTCACTCAAGCTTATCATATTTGCCCCTGATCCGCCACCGTCACCGTATACAATGCTTACTTTACCTGTTCCGGGAACGGTAACGTTAGTTCCGCTACCTTGTGTAACAATTACATTTCTATCCGAAGTCAGTGAATTTTTAAATATAAAAAAAGCCTGAGTTGTGTTTGGTGCTATTGTTACAGTCACATCAGCACCAAGATCAGAACCTGAATCTTTGAACTCAATTACGCGATACATACCATCTGATGCGTTGCTCGATCCAGAAGAAGGAGAACTTGGACGCACTGTTAAGGTATGTGTTGTGCCTGATACAGTTACGCTTTTGTATCCAGCCAACCGATCAAATATATCAAAATTGTGGTTTGTGGTAGTACCCCATGTACCTGATTGTTCACCAGTTCCCGGCTTTTCAATCGCAAAGTTTGTTGTAAACGTACTAGCCATATATTTCTCCTATGCTACGTCTTTCCATGTCGGGGCTTGTAAACGATCCCCCGGAACAAATCCACCGGGTACTCCTTCAGGCTCCCTATAAGAGGGGCTTGATAGCGGATCACCGGGCTGTGTACCCGGCACAGGGGGTTGAAAGCTTGGGGTCTGATCTGGAATAACCTGATCAAATACTTTAACATTTCCTGCATCTCCTGTTGCCTCAACGCCAGTTACGATAGCATCTGCGTTTGCTTGTACCGTTACATTACCAACATTTGTCGCACTTGCCAATCCCGTTGTTACAAACTCTACAGAAATACCAGCAATGACGGTGCCGACATATCCTCTAACAAAAGCAAAATCAGAGCTAACCGAAACATCTGCATCCGCTTTTGGAGTGACCGTGCCTACCGCACCTGTGCTTGTTTCTCCTGTCGTAACGACATTACCAACGCCATCTATCGTAACAGATCCTACACCGCCTGTTGCAGCGATACCTGTCTCTGGTACGTTACCTGTGCCTGTGACAGTAACGGAATCTAATCCACCAGTAGCAGCAAGACCTGTAACATCAACATCAGCCGCAGCCGCCGCTACAACTGTGCCTACCGAAGCTGTAGCCTCCAACCCTGTTTCAGGTATGTCAACGCTTCCTTGAGCCGTAACAGAGTTTATCGCACCCGTGCCAGCAGAGCCGCTTGGCGATATAGTTGCAGTGCCTGTAACCGTTACAGAGTCAACAGAGCCTGTGCTTGTTGAGCCAGTGACAGCAGTATTTGCAGCCGCTAAAACAGTAACAGAGCCAACGCCTCCTGTAGCCGCCAGCCCTGTTTCTGGAACACTAGCCTCTGCAACAACAGAAACAGATCCAACCGCACCTGTTCCTGCCACTCCCGTAACAACAACCGGAAGGGATTCGCCCCAAGCCCCTTGGGACCATGTGCCTCGCGCCCAACCCGAAATTGCTGCCATAGGACTTAACCTTTAGGCAATACGGATAATAGCGTTACTCGCGTCCGCTGTTGGGAACTGAATAGTAAAGTCACCAGCAGTTGATGTCTTATCGCCACCAAACGCCAAAACAATCACCGCCGCATCATTAGATGCATCATCATTGTATATTAAGGCTCCATTTGCTGTAATCGTTGCTGTTGAAAACGTTAAATCAGCAAAATCAGTAAGCGCAGTTGTACCACTTGTACTAGGATCTACTCTTGTAAGAGCCGATCCACCAGCAGAATAACCTGTGCCAGACACTTCGTTAGTAGTAGCATAAGCGGTGGTTGAAGCACCTAATGTTGCTGATGAGGTGAATAGAGCAAGCTTAAAAGCGCTTCCTCCTGAGTTTTTAAAGTTGTGTCCTGCTTCAAGAAGCTCTTTCTTGAAAGAAGTACACATTGCTTGAGTGATCGCCATGTCATAATCTCCTTATTGCGTCAGCCAGTTTTGGATGCCCTGCATCTCTAAGGGCATTATACACGGTTGTGCGGTCACTGCGAATAGCTTCGCGCATATAAAATGCAACCACCTTTTCCATGTGCTTTTGGAACGCTTTAGCTTGATCCCTAATAGCAGGGTGTGCATCATCAGATACACTAATCAGCTTTTCTACACAGCGTTCTGCAACCTCATCGGGAGTAAATCCTCGATTTTGTGTAGTTTGTACATTAACGATTGGATCGCTAGGTACGTCAAAATTTAACTTAAACATTATTGTTTATTCCTTATAACTTTACCCACGCGATAATCTTGCGTAGTTTCTTTTGCCTCTCCCAACATTTTAAGACCTTGTAATGACTCTGCAAATCTTTTGTCATACATAGCCATCATATCTTGCTCACCCTTCATAAATATATACGCTTCTACTAAAGATCCGTACAATAAAGAAAGCTCTGCATTTTCACTTAACCAAGATGTATCTGTGCCTGCACCAGATGTTAAACTAGCAGGTCTAAATAAATATTGAACCTCCACTTCATAGTTAGCGTTAGGTGTAGGAGCTAATATAAAGTTACCTACATCAAATTGAGCATAATATCTTGGTTTTCCTGTTTCTGTTTCATTAGGATGAAAAGACTCAATGTAAGATAAATCTTTAAATTCAAGAAACTCTTTTTCACTATTAGACGTTAAAGTTAAAGAAAAAGGTGCTAAAAAATCACTAGGCGCACCAAGAAATTTATTTCCTGATGTCATAGTACCTTGCTGATTACGCATAAAAAGATTTAACTGAACGCTTTTAAGTATACGTTCTTCAGCAGCCCTAATAAAAATAGGAAGATTTGTAACGAAAGTCGTTTCCGAGTTTTCCGTATAATCTTGAATTGCTTGTTTTAAACTATCAAATGTAAAACTCATGGTGTATTCGCTTGGCCTCCCATTCCACTATGGTTGGTACAGTAGTAATACAACGTTGGAGCGCCAGACGCTACTGTAATCTTCGTATACGCTCCTGCGCTACCCGGAGTTCCTGTTGTGGTTACACCTGTTGTGTATTCTACACCGCCTCCATGAGATCCATTTGCAGTTGTGCTAAATCTCAATGGGTGTGAACTGTTACTTGAATCACTCTGATCAAACCAATAAGTGCTACCTTCATTTAATGTGAGCGTTGGGGACACAGATCCATCAATATAAAATTTATTACCTGTTCCATAAGAGTTAGTTCCTGAAGCAACAGTAACGGCATAATTCGTTACGTTTGTTACAGCAGTTACGGAACCAACAGAGGCAGTACCAGCAGATCCTGTAACTGCAGAAATTACATTTGCTATCAAAACAGTCACAGAGCCAACAGATCCAGTGCTACTTGATCCTGTAACTGAAGCAACTCCACCCTCTTCAACAGACACAGAGCCGACAGAGCCAGACAAAGAAATGAAACCAGAAATAGCAACTGTTACAGAAGCAGGCACAATGACTGTGACATCTCCCACTTGACCAGTGGCTTCTGTACCTAAAGTTTTAGGAAAGAAAAGAGTAACCGTGCCAACCTGACCTGTAGCAACTAAATTGTTTTCTTCAACTATTCCGGGTACAGTTTTAAAACCAACAGGATTAAATCCATATTGAAAATTTCTTTGATTTACTAAATCTGTTTCTGGTCTAGCGTTTTTTATTGCTTCTGGGTCTGCAACTTTATTAAAAGGCTCTAATTGAGGGTGTTTTTCTTCATATTCATCCTTACCAACTAACAGGCCATTCCACTCTTTACGCATGTCTTTTAGACGGTATCTGAACCCAGACCTGTCTGAAATGCCAAAAGCATGTTTGCCTG